TTCGAGGTTGGAGAAAGATTCTTTCTTCTTTTCCTTTGTAGCTTCGGCATAGATGTTCATGGTAGTTTCAATATCGGCATGGCCCATGATTTCCTGAATGACTTTGATATTCCGCTCGTTTTCACAAAACCGTGTACAGAAAGTATGACGCAGATTATGAGCAGAAAAGTGACGAATCAATACAGGATCTCGCCCCTCTTGATCGGCCAGCACCGTTTCATCTTCGATGTAGGCGGCACAAATACGGTCAATAGCTCGGTTGACACTATGAGGAGAGAGAGGATCGCCGTAGCGGTTTTGGAAGATGAAGCCAGTATACCCGTCAACAACGGACTCATTGAACCCGACTATCTTTTGTGTTTCCCATTCTGCTTGCAGAGCGGCTTTGACCTCTGACAACATAGGCACAATACGGACGCCGGCGCTTGTTTTTGGTGTTACGATATGGAAACGTGCCTTTTCGTCTTCCTCATACTTTCGGTAGACCATATTGTGGTTGATACTGATGATCCCTTCGTCAAAGTCGCAGTCTTCCCAGCGCAGACCAATGGCTTCACCGATACGGCATCCAGTACCAAGCAAGACAGTGAACAAGGGGAGCCAATGATTATAAACCTTGTGATTTCTCATATAGTCAATAAATGCCGTCTGTTCTGCGATGGTCAGCGCGTGACGCTTTGGCTTCTCCCAGTTGTGGCTCTTTTTGATTTCCGCCATCGCTCCGGTAGCCGGGTTGATACGGATGTAGTTATCACGGACGGCCAGAGTAAATATGGGGTGGATGATGGTGTGAATAATTTCCATAGAGTTAGGCTTGAAGCCCTTCTCTTTGATGAGCTTGTTATAGAAAGCCTTGACATCTGAATATTTGATACTGGCTATCTTTTTCTTGCCAATATCATTCCTCACATACTTGTTATACATATAGAGGTAATTGCTACGAGTGGTATCTTTCAGCTCGGGCTTGTTTGCCATATACAGCTCGAACAGATCATTGAGCGTAGCCTTGTTTTCGACCGCAGCCTTGATACCGTCTTCCAGATCACGGTTGATCTTTCGTTCTTTTTCTCTAAGGCAGAGATCGTCTTTGCAGCCCGGAGGGAGGCGGTCAGTTGGAACCAGCCGTTTGCTATACACGTCATGCCGAACACCATCTGCGTCGGTGTAAGTAAAACGGTAGGTACCGTCTTTCCTTTGGGTTTCGCCGTCTTTTAAGATACGACCTTTGTTGTCTGTTCGCTTTAAGCCAGCCATACTTATCATCCTCCTTTGTTTCGATGGTAAGTCTACAGTTACATAATATCTTGAGGGGTTTCTAAAGTCAAGCGATAAAATCGCTAATAGGTTACTTTGAAAACTGTCTATTGATTTTTGTGCTTTAGCAATTTATAATGATTTAGCAAAGATTGTGAGGTGTTAGTATGGCAATGGCCGAGAAAATCAAAATCGCACTTATCAAGCGTAACATGACTTTGAAAGAATTAGCGTCGCGGCTTAACTGTACTTCTCAAAATCTTAGTGGTAAATTCAGACGTGATAATTTTAGTGAAAAGGAATTAGCAGAGATCGCCAATGCACTGGACTGTCATTTTGAAGGAAGATTTCTCAGAAATGATAATGGCGAAGAAGTCTAAAGCTATAAGAGCGTAGGGTTTTCACCTACGCTCTTTTTTTATGCTATCAACAACAAATGGTATCGTTAGCCACCTCCTTTTCGATACGCTGATTCCAGGCTTCGATAGCAGCATTATTCAAAACCTGAGCAGGCCGATCGTACCACCCTGCGTACATAGAGACTGTCGGGCCTCTCGTGTGGCATTTGTTACAACGAACTGTAACGACGACCAGTTTATCGCATCGTCGTGTTTCGGAGTTCCACTTCGTATTGCTACTTGTTTTCTGATCAACTTTCAGCTTTGTGCTGCCGCAAAATGGGCAAGGTAATGGTTTCAAGTTTGGTTCGGGCATCGGTATCCTCCTCTTCGGACTCATATCTTGGGCAGGGCGGCATAATCACAGCTCTTTGTTTTTTCAGCCAATCGCACGGAACTAAGAAGTCCTTTTTGTGCCTACAGGTGATGCAGTTCGCGTTATTGCTCATGGTCAGAACTTCCTTCTCCAATATGTCCGTTGCCAGTCTCTGCGGAACAAATGGTGCCAGTCGTTACACTCTTGGCAGTGCCCATTACTGCCAAGGCATTCCTGGCAATGCCTGATGTGAGTTTGAACAAAGCAAACCAATCTCCACCGGATAAACTGCTTAAAGTTCATTTCGGTTCCTCCTCCGCTGGCCGCTGGAGCCAGTGTAGCCAATATTTGGCACGATGCGCCATGCTGTCGTAGCAAAGTTCTTCAAACAATTTCGCCAGCTCCTCGTCTGTCATGGAGCGGATTTTCTGTGCATTCGTTTTCGCATTGAACTTCTTACCAGTCGCCTTTTCGTATCGAGCCGCCAATTTCTGCATTTGCTCGCTCATGGGCTTGCTCATACCGTCCCCTCCTCCGGCTTATGCCGGTAAAGCGTAAGACCACGTGCTTTGATGTCGTACTCAAAGTTTACGGCGGCATCGCCATTATGCCATGTTCCAACCAAAAATAGCTCGTTCGCCCAGCTTCCGACTTTCTCCATCTTCACAATGCCGTAGCATTCTAACTCTTTACACCATACAGGTTCACCGCGCATCTGTCGTAGCTCATCAAGCACCAGAGGATCATTGTGTACAGACTCTTGTTTATGTCTGATCTTATCGCTTTGGCACAATGGGCAAGATTTACAACGGTCTATTGGCTCATCGTTGTTGTCTCCATGGATTTGATAAGCACATCCATCTCCATCCGGCACGTAGCAGGGAGGTGTAATTTTTGCACCACACCGTTGACCAACTGGGATGATTTTCCCACTGTCTGTTTGACGATACATAATGCCGCTACACTTTGTACATTCACTCTCCTGCTTCTGCTTGATACGAAGAGCGGAGATCGCTATATCATAGGCATCAATGTACCTTTTTATTTGATCCGCTGCGGCTTCGCTTTTTGGGATTCCTGCCAAAATTGCAGTCATTTCTGTTGCCAAACATTCAAAGACAGCGATAGCCTCTTCTTTGGTCATTACGCCTCACTCCCCTTACGTTCAAAGTGATCTACGATCAAACGATATGCCCTGCGTTGTATATCAAGATCCTCTTGGGTGATGTCATCCAGCTGTCCGAGTTGAGCCTGAAACAGCTTATACTGCCGGCGAAGCTGAATGGTGTTTTGAATGATACGGACAATCTGAGTAAGAACTAAGATCGTCACCATGATGGTCAGGTAAGTGTTCATACGGCAGTCTCCTATACAGAAATAGAGTTGATGTAGCTTTTGATTTTTTCGACATTCCAGAAGATTCGCTTCCCGATCTGGATACGAGCCTCAGCAGCCTCGCCAATCTGTATGGCAGAATACCGGCCACAACTCAACATGGCCTGAAGCTCGTCAGTGTTGATTGTGATTTTGCTCTGGGTGTCTACGTTATTGAATTGCTTTGTTGCTCTCATGGTTATTCTCCTCGATCATCATGATCGGCTGCCATCTTTTCCTCCAATCGGTTTACAGCTTCAACAAGCTCATTCAGCTTGTCCAATACTTTGTCATAATCAAGCAGAGGCATAAAACGTTTAGGGGTAAATACCGCTTGGCATCGTTTTTTGCCGTTATTTTTTTCGATTACCGCAAGGTCAAGTTTTGACAACAATTTGATTTTACTCATGGTTCTCCCTCAGTTCATTGACAGCAGCTA